CCCAGCGACTTGCAGCGCAGGGCCGAATGCAGATACCGCCGACCCGATCGCTGAACCGATACCAGCGAGAAATGCCATCAGGTGCCTCCGTACAGATTGACCTTGTACTCAAGGCCGAGCAGCGTCAACTTCAGCGGCAGCGTCTGCGTGACCGTGATCTGCGCCGTCTCACTCCAACCCAGGATGCCGCCCACCTGCTTGATGCCGGTGAACGGGATCACAGGCGCATCCAGCACCAGCGTGTTGAAGGCGCGGATCGGCACCAGGTTGCCATTGACCACCATGTGCTGCGTCTCGTACAGGATCGCGTTGACCTCGACAATGCGCTTCTTGAACGAGACACGCACACCAGACTGCAACCTCGGCTCGACCGGCATGGTCTTCACCGTCACACCGAACGGCAGGCCCACCTCGTAGTCCGTCACACTCGGCCGATCGAAGGTGACGACACCCCCAGACGACACCACCTCATCAGCCTGCACCGCGCCATCCAGGATGACATTCAGTGTCTCACCGATGTGAGGCAGGCCAGTAGCACTGGATGCCGCGCCACCCTTGAACGCGCAATCCGTGAAGTAGGTGCTGTCGAAGAGCTCCACGAAGTAGCGGTTGACGCTGTTGAACGTGCGCTTGACGACAACGTAGATGCTGCTGATGTCGACGCCGACGTCCACGAACTGGCCATCCGTGGTGAACCGGCTCGGGGCCACCACGTTCTGCTGGCGCAGCAGAGAATAGACCGCGAACGCGCCGTCCTCGTTCAGCACCAGCAGGGTGTCCGTCTCCTCGGTGCTGGTCGCCTTGCGCAGCGCCATCTCTATCGGGCCGGTCAGCAGGTGGCTGGACAGCAGGCTGATGCTGGTGCTGACGTAGGCCTGCGTGGTGTCCGAGAACAGGAACTCGTTGAGTGCCTTGCCCTGCCGCTGGATGTACAGCGTACCGCTTTGCAACGGCTGCACACGGATTCCAGTGCGGCTTCCGTTGCGGCTGATCATCCGGGCGAAGAAGTTCGCAGGCGTGATCGGCTCCAGGCCCTGCTGCGGCACATAGAACTCGCCACCCACCGTGAAGATCTGCAAGTCACGCGCCGAGGTGATGTCGGTGATGGCGTTCAGACTGTTGGTGTCCAGCGTCGCCTCGACCGCATCATCATCGTAGGCCTGGTCAGGCAGGAAGTCGAAGAACTGCCCGACCTTGCTGCCCCAGATGGTGCTGGGCCTGGTCTTGCTGCCACCGAAGTAGAGCCGGCCTTCATGGAACGATGCAGTGCGCGGCCATCCTCGAGTGCTTGACCAGACGTCCTCGTAACCCGCTTCGATCTCCCATGAGCCAGCAGAGATGGTCTGCGTGTCGAAGAACGGCACCTCGGTCACCACCCGCACGCTGACGGGGGATTCGTACTCCACGATGCGGCCGCGGCCCTGTGGCGAGGCAACGATGTACTGGCCGACAGAGGAGGTGTCAAAAATCCCTACACGATAGGTGCTGGTGTTGTCGGGATTGGTTGCCCAGGCAGAGTCGACCGTGGCCACCTTGGTCGAACCCACATAGTCTGTGATGCGCCGCACCTGGCCAGACCCGGTGCCGCCAGTGATGCGCACCAGCATCCCGTTGTAGAAGTCATCCGTCGCGGACTCGCCAGATGCCAGCGTGACTGTCGTTGCCGCGCCGGCCTGCGCCGTATCCTCGTATCCACTCAGGATGCGATAGGTGCTGGTGCTGTCAGGATTCGTCACCCAGCCACCGCTGATCGTGGCGATCTTGGACGAACTCACATAGTCAACGATCCGCGCCCACTGGTTGCTGCCCGTGCCACCCGTGATCTCAATGACCATGCCGTTGTAGAAGTCATCGGCATTGGTGTCGCCAGCAGCCAGAGTGATCGTGTTGGCGCTGCCAGACTGCGCCGTGTCCGATGCCTGCTGCTTGCCGTAGCTGGCCAGCAGGTAGACGCTGCCAGACGATGCATCCGGGCGTAGACTGCCAGGCGGCGAGTAGGTCACCGCCGTGAATGCGTACTTGGGCTTGCTGGCGAACGGCAAGGCACCCACCGTCCATGAGGCATCATTCGCGCCACGCACGATGCGCTGCGTCTCCAGATCCTCATGCGTGATGATCAGCGTGTCTGCGCTCTGCGTCCATGTCATCGTGGACAGGATGGACGAAGTGATCGCCGCAATGGCCAGGTAATCGTTGCCGCTGCCGTTGATGTTGGTGATCAGCGCGCCGCCCTTGAAAACGTACATGCGGCCAGTGGTGAACACCAGCATGTAGCTGTCGGTGACGCTGAACTCAAAAGGAACCATGCGCGTGCCGGATGCGGGGCTTGCACCGCTTGGCAGCTCAAAGACATGCTTCAGACCGGCTCGACGCTTGACGCCGCCCTGCGGCTGCACCAGCACATTCGTCAGCGTCTCGGCTGCGTTCTGGTACTGGTTCAGATCGACACGCGCCTTCAACAGCGGGTCAATCTCACCGCTGCTGAAGTTGGTCTGGATCGTGACGATGCGCATCAGAACCTCACAGCAGTCAGCGTGAAGTCTTCAAAGCTGGGCGTGGTGTTGCCTTGGCCGTCGATCACCATCGCAGTGCGCATGTAGCCACCACGGTTGTTCTCTGCCGGACTTCCGACAGCCACGCCCTGCCAGTACGCAGCCTTGCTTTCCTGATCGGTCACAGGCGCAGCCAGATGCCAGGCCATCATGTACTTCATCAGTTGCACGAAGTAGGCCGGCCACGCGGACTCAAGCGGCGAGAACTGATAGTCGACGACGATCGTCTCTTGGTTCGTCAGCAGCTTGTCGCCCTGGATCTCCCACTCAACAAACGTACCGGCGCCGATCGCAGTGCTGTTGAAGACCCGTCTGATCGGGCCGATGCGGTCAGATGGCAGGACGTACTCGTACTTCCATTCGTTGACCGGCGTATTGATCGTGCGTGCCAACTGGATCTTCTTGAATGAGAAGGTCCAGGGGTAGGCCAGAAGTGTGCTGTCCTTGATGTTGGGATACAGCCGGTCGCAGATGTTCGACTCGTCTGTGCCCTCGTTGAAGGATGAGATGGGCCGAGCGCCCAGCATCAGCAAGGCATCGGAACAGATGCTCAGAGAAGTATCACCTGCTGCCATAGGACACCTTGAACATTTCCGAGATTGAACCGCAGCGCGGCATCCACATCACCGAGCCCGAGAATGTGCGCTTGAAGAACTCATACCATGCATCGTAAGAGGCGCGCCTGTTGATGTGCAGCTCGACACCATTGTGCTGCGAAGACCCATTGTGGACCGTCAGCAGAACGTAGCGCTTGGCCACACGCTCCAACTCACGGCACACTGTTTCGGTATCCTCGGGCAGCAAATGCTCCATCACATCGAACATGGTGACAACATCAAACGATCCATCACCATGAGGGATAGCATGTGCGAACCCTTGGTCGACACCCGGGACACACAGATACGGCACCACCTCGAGGCCGCGCACCGGGCTGAATCCCATGTCAGCCGCCATCCGCATTGTCTCGCCACGGCCGCAACCGACATCCAGTAGCGAGCCTTTGGGCAAAGCACTCAGCGCCAGCTCGGCGTGATACCTGCGGGCATCACCCATGCGGTAGGTCGATGAACGGTATGCATTGACGTACTTCGCCACCTCAGATGCGCGGGCCTGTTCAAGCATTCGGCATCCCCAGGATTTCAGCAGTTGCACCAGACATTGAGAAGATGCCCTCCGTCTTGCCGTTGGCTTTGTGCGTGCGCAGATGCCCGAGCCAGCCTTCGACCTGGTGGTCTTGCGCGAAGTCCCGGCCGAACTTTGGCGTTGATGCGTAGCCATCGGCATACGTCATCAGCTTGACGTTGAGCGGCACGCCAGCCATGATTACCTCGTCATAGCCCATGCCGTGCTTGGCCCACAGTGCGCCAGCAATCCCGCTCGAGCCACAGACCCAGGTCAGGCTCGGCCACTCGTAGTCCACCAGCTCCCACCGGCTGTCGGGCACCGGCAAGAGCCACATGCCAGCGCCGTTGCTGTACTTGCGCGGCCTGGCGTGGACGAACACCTGCTGCTTGGCAGATGCCTTGATGCTCGGGGCGACATCCCCGTGCTGCGTCCAGACATGCGTAATCTCGGGGACCAGCGAAGGCGCGTGGTTCACACCCAGGATGTCTGCATGCGGACGCAAGAACCTGGCCTTAGCCAAGTCCTCGAAAAGAGAAGGGGCCGCGCCACACAGAATGGCGCAGCCCCCATGACGCTGCTTGTAGATAGCGGCCATCAGGGCACGGGTGTTGCCACCCCCTCCGATCAGTCGCTGTCCGTGCCACCCAGAGCGGTGGCGTTCGTGACGTCGATGACGCCCGCAGTGCTGATCTGGGTCACGATGTGCAGACCATACGTCGGCGTGGTGCCGGCCGCATTGGCGTGGACATAGATCAGATCGCCCAGACGGAACACGTTGCGCATGCCCGTGTTGGTCGAGGAACCGTTGTCGAAGTAGCCAGCGGTGTCCACGGTTCCAGCGGTGTCGTCGGTCTTGTAGGTCCACATCTGCGGAGCGTTGCCCGCCTTGGACCCACCAACCAGCATCAGGCCGGTCTTGTCGAATGCCATGATGATTCCTCCTTACTCGCGGCAGATGATCTCGACGATACCGCCAGCGTCGATCGACGTCGCGCCAGCAGACAGCATCGAGGCGACCAGCCAGGACGTCTTCTCGGGGATGTAGTTGATCTCCGAGCGGATGCCCATGCCCTCGGCCATGCCGACAGCCGACTTGTGCCATGCCCAGCACTTGCGGTCCTGGCCAGAGCCGCCGCCCACCAGGCCACCTTCGGTCCGGTCACCGATGGTGACGAACTTGAAGCCCAGGAACGTGTCGACCTCGCCCTGCACCAGCGCCTTGACCGTGTTGAAGTCCGTCGAGGTGACGGCCGTCTCGGTCAGCAGTGCTTGCAGGTTCTCGGCGTGGATCAGCAGGTAGCGGTCA